CGACGCGGTGTCGGTTACGACTCTCAACGACACTGGCGACACCCTGCAGCTGGAGGCTGCTGATGGCACGTCTACCTACACCGTCGTGATCTACGGGACATAGCCATGCTTCGTTCCGGCATCATGGACAAGAAGGCCACGATTCAGACGCCCACGGACGGCGTCAACGGCATCGGCGAAACGGTGCTGTCGTGGGATACGTTTACCACTCGGTACATCGCACTGCTGCCCCTCACCGGCAATGAACAGATGACGGCCATGGCCAACGAAGGCAGCGTGACGCACCGAGTGAGAATGCGGTACACGTCTGGGCTCAAGCCCAAGATGCGGCTGGTTGCCGAGGGCCGCACCTTTGAGGTGATGTCGGTCGTGGAGCGTGGCCGGCGTGAGGAACACGAACTCATGGTTTCGGAGGTCGTGGACTGATGGCCGGCACGGTCTCGACTATCGAAGGTGTGGAGGCTGTGCTGCGAGGTTTCGCGGGGCTGTCAAAGACCGTGCAGAGGAAGTACCTCGGGGCCAGCGTCCGCGAGGTGGTCAAGGGGGCCGTCCCGCAAGTCAAGGCACTGACGCCACGCGGCCCGACCGGCAACCTACGTCGCTCTGTCGGGCTGAAGCTTGAGAAGAAGAAAACCACGACGGCGGTCGGGATCGTCGGCTACCGCCGCGGCAAGAGCAACAACCGCGAACTGGGCTTTCACGCCGCATGGGTTGAAGAGGGCGTCAACGATCGCTACCCGCGTGGTCGTGCCCTCAAGATACCCCTGCGTTACGCCAAGAAATATGGATACCTCCGCGGCCAGGTCTCTCTGATTGGTGGCGAGGACGGCGGCGGCATCTACCTGGCCAGCGTTCGCGGCTATCGCGGCAGCGGCAAGTTCCGACAGTGGGCCGAGGCCAATATGCCACGACTCAAGCAGGAGCTGGTCGGCAAGCTTGACAGCAACCTGGGAAAGGCCATTGCCGAGGAAGAGCGTCGCCTGATCCGCAAGATGCAGAGAACATGACGTGGCAACTGTCACCTACATCGACGAGGTTGTCCGGCAGCTGCTGGCCAGCGACGCAGACGTTGCGTCGCTTGTGGGCTCGCGGATCTATTCGACGCAGGCACCGCAAGGCACACAACTGCCGTGCGTGGTCTACGCCCAGGACCAGAACAGCCGCGGGGCGTTCATGCACATGCGTGGCATGACGGGACTGACGCGGGTGACGTTTTTGATTTCGTGCCTTGGCACGTCCCTCATGGACGTGCGAAACCTCTCAAGGGCCATTCGCACGGTCCTACAATACAAGCAGTCTGCGGCCATCCGCCTGGCCGTCGTCAAAACCGACGACGACACCACGGAGCCGCCGGCAGGCGGCGAGCAGCTGCCGATCTACCGCACGGATTTGTCAGTAGAAATCACCTTCACAGAGACGTAGGAGCCACCATGGCAATCGACATCGGGCAGGGCACGTTTGTGGGATTCGGCACGGCCCTGCACACCGCCACGGGCTACAAGATCACGGGAGTGAACCACGGCGGGATCTCGCGTGCGGTGGCTGACGCCACACACATGCAGAGCACCGCCAAGGAGTTCATCGGCTCGGCCATCTACGACCCCGGTGAAATCTCCGTCGAAGTGCTTTTCGACCCGGCGATCAAGCCGACCGCTGACCTGGCCAACGTCGCCACGAATCAGGTGGTCAACGTCTACTGGGCCAGCGGCGGCACGACCACGACGCTGTGGAGTGCGTTCGGCTACGCCACGGGCTTTGAGGCCGGGGCGCAGATGGAAGACATGAACAGCGGCACGCTCACCATCAAGCTGAGCGGCACGCTGTAGTAGCAACAGGAGGCGCGGACTGTGGCTGTTACTCGTGACCAGATCAAGGCCAAGCGTGGCGTTCGCCAGCGTGTGCCTGTCGAGGTGCCTGAGCTCGGGACGGTCTACGTCGCCAAGTTCTCGGCCAAGGACCGGGACCGCTTCGAGCAGATGGTGACGGGCGGCAAGGTGGGCGGCAGCGTCAACCTTGAGAACGTCCGTGCCCGATTCGTCACGCTCGTATGCGTGAACGAAGACGGAACCAGAATGTTTGACGACTCGGACTCGGAGTGGATTGGCGAGCTCGACACGGACATCGTCCAGGCCATCGTCGATGCCGGGTTCAAGCTCAACGGCATCGGCGCCAACGCAGTGGAGGAGGCGGCGGGAAAATAGAACGGTCGCCGGTGCTGGCGTTCCTGTACCGGCTGGCCCTGAAGCTAGGACACTGGAACGTCGAAGGGCCAGACGGGCTGGCGGAAGTCATGCCTGTCGATCAGCTCTACGGCTGGATGGGCTACTACCTGCTCGAGCCGTGGGGCGATGAGTGGCTGAGAGACGCGGTGCAGATCGCCCAGAGATACAACGCCAATCGCAAGAAGAACAGCCCGCACAAGAAGCCCGACGACATGATGCCGGTGCCGAAGAGGGCACAAACGCCAGAGCAGATCCTGAACATCCTGAACGCGATCCCGCGGTGAGTCATGGCCAACAACTTCGGTCGCGTCAACGTCAGCATCACGGCCAGCACTGGCGGGCTGGCGGCCGGGCTCGCGTCCGCCGGCAAGCAACTGGCCGGGTTTCGTCAGGCTGCGTCTGATTCAACTGGCACGTTCGCAGCGTTGAACGGTTCGGCCAGCGAGTCCGGCATATTCTTCACGGACCTGTCTGGCTTGTTCGGCAGCCTTGGGGCCACCTTGCTCGGCATGGGCAAGTCTGCCGGTGCTGCTGCCATCGGCGTCAGGGTTCTCGGCGCTGCGTTCAAGACGCTGCTGCTTCCGCTCGGAATCATTGCCGCCGTCGTCGCGCCGTTTAAGGCAATCGCCGATGCGGCCAGCAACCTTGACGATGCTGGCAAGTCCGCGGAGCGACTCGGGCTGTCTGTCGGCATGTTTCAGACGCTCTCGGCCGTGGCCGACGAAGTTGGCGTCAGCGTGTCGTCAATGTCGTCGATGCTGACCAAGATGCAGCTGACGATGGCTGCTGCAGCAAAGGGAACCAAGTCGGCGCTGTCTGCATTTAGTTCGCTCGGTCTGAACCTTGCAGAACTGCAGGGCATGTCGGCTTCCGAGCAGTTCAACGCCATCTCGGCCGCGATTGTCGCCATCGAAAATCCGGCCCAGCGTACGGCTGCCGCGGTAGCCATCTTTGGCAAGAACGCTGCGGCTGGCATGGGGTTCATCAAAGCCGGTGCCGATGGCGCTCTTGCAGAGATGCAGGCGTTGCGCGAGGTGTTCGGCGTTGACATCACCGAGAGGCAGCGGCAGGGCATTAATCAGATGAATGATGCTCTTGGCCGTCTGTCGATCCCGATGGAAGGCTTCATTAATCAGCTGACAGCAGGGCTGGCAGACGGCATCACGACTGTTGCTCGGCTGATAATGGACTTCTTCAAGCAGAACGCAGACGGATGGAATCTGGCTGGAACGCTTGCAGATGGATTCACCGCGTCGCTGCGGTACGTGTCGGCCGCCGTGACGACGATCTACGGTGGATTTCAACTGCTTTGGGGGCGTCTCGCCACCGGGCAGGCGTTGCTGCAGCAGTACCTAGTGGCCCCGATGTTTCGGTTCTTAGCGGATTGGTCTGGTGCCATCGGAGCCTTCATTAACAAGCTGGAGTCCGGTTTCCGCACGGTCATCGAGTCGCTGACATGGCCAATACAAGAGCTGCTGAAGCTCATGGCCGACGGGCTCGACAAGATTGGGCAGAGCGGCTTGGCCGAGCAGCTGCGTGGCACTGCTCAAAGCATGAGCACGCTGTCGGAGCGTTCGTCTGGTGCTGGCGACGCTATCGCAAACTCTGCCGATTGGGCTCGAGGAATGGCGGACGCTGCGGAGCAGTCCGCCGCAACTCTTGCCGCCCAGGCAGTCACGGCGATGGACGACGGGCTGCGGAGTATCACGAACCCCTTTGAGTCTTTCGACAACACGATGGCTCAAGTACGTGCAGACGCCAAGAAGGCGGCCGAAGAAGTCGAGAACGGGCTCAAGGCTGGCGGCGAAGGCGTTCGGGCGGCCGTCGCCGCGTCGTCCAAGGATCTCAAGGCAGTCGTCGTCGGCACCACGGAAGGCGAGTCGTTCCGGAACCTCCTGGCCCGCGGCGGCGACGCGCGGCTTAGCGGCGACCCTGCAAAGGACACGGCAGAGAACACTGAGCGAGCCGCGGACGGCATTGAGGATCTTGTGGCACTGCAGGAAGCCAACGCCTTCGGCCTGGCGGCCATCAACGTATAGCCATGGCAATCATCGACGTTCGCCGGCTCCGCCGGCTGCAACTCACCGAGGCATCGACCAGCACCGGAGCCAAGACGCTCACGGGAACGGAGGAGCTGCTGGTCGTCAGCGACGACGCGAACACCACCTTCTACGACGTTGCCACCAACAACGGCACCTGGCCAAAGATTGGCGGAGCGATCCCGCAAGTAGGCGACTCCACGACGTTCGCCGGTCAGACGCTAAACGTCACGGCAAGGAAGTTTGCGTATACCGACGAAGAGAATGACCGTCTGATCACACTGACGGTGAGCTACGAGAGCAAAGAAGAGAAGGAAGAGGACGACCAGAACGAGGACGAGCCGTGGCTGAACATCTCTGTTCAGTCCGTCGCGTCCACAATGCCAGCGTCTGGGTGGGCCGATCTGGACGACGTGCCTGATTACGACGACTCAAACGAAGGCACGCCAGCGGTCAACTCAGCGAACGAGGCCGTGGACGGCATCACTGAAGAGGTGTCAATGGTGAAGTTGGTCTACACCAACACGCTCGCCACTGACCCCGACTTCCCGGCCCTTCTGAGTTACGTCAACACCTGCAACAAATCAACCTACCTCGGGTGTTCGGAGTACACGCTCAAGGTCAACGGCTACTCGGCCGAGTACGACCAAAAGAACGGCGTGTGGAGCATCAGCGTCGAGTTCCTGTTTAATCCCAAGACCTGGGTGATTCGGTACTACGACGTTGGGTTTAACTACGACGACGAGGGCGAACGCCGAGCCATCGTCGATAAGGCAGGCAACCCAGTCTCTAAGCCTGTGCCGCTAGACGGCGAAGGCAACCCGCTGCCGATTGGCGATCC